GTTATGACGCTTGGTATCAACGAGGATGGCGAATGGCAGATGGATTTAGATAAGGCCAAAGAGTTTTGGCGCAATCTGGATTCCGTACTGCCGGAGGAAATCGGCAGTGTTCTCTCCCCTATGCCTATCAACAAGATAAGCTTTGAGAAGTCCAATACCGGTGACACGAATACCATCTCTGACGCCGAACAGAATCTCTTTACAGCGGCTGGTGTATCTTCGCTCCTGTTCAACAACGATAAAGCATCCGCAAATGCGCTGCTGCTTTCTATCAAGGCAGACCAAGCGGTTACCTTTGGCATTGTAAAAAGCATTGAGGATATGGTCAACCGCTTCATTCAGTATCAGGGATACGGAAAGAATTTCAAAATCACATTCCTTGATTGCAGTCCTTTTAACAGGAAAGAACTGGGAGATATGTATCTCAAAGCGTGCCAGTATGGGCTTCCCTTTATTTCCATGTATGCAGCATCGCAGGGGTTATCTCAGAGCGAAGTTGATTGCATGAGCTTCCTGGAAAATGATGTGCTCGGTCTTGCCGAACGGTTTAAGCCGTTGCAGAGTTCTTCTACGCAGAGTTCTTCTGCAAGCACTGCAGCAACCGATGAGGGAGGCGCTCCGCAGAAGGATACAGGAGACCTGACCGACTCCGGCGAACAGTCCAGAGAAGACTCTGACGACTGGGGATAATCGGAGGTATGTATATGGAGAATTTCATTTATGTGTTTGACGAAAAAACTCGTGACCAGTTGCTGTTCAGAGGATGTGAAATGCTGGGGCAAAATAACGAGAAACATATCTTTGTGTTTTTGAATACAGGCAATCTGAATTTTGAAGACGAGGATATTCGATATGTACTGTCAGACACGCTGACATTCTGACCCACGCTTTGTGTAAGCGTGAATTTATTTTAGCCAAAGGTGGTGAACTGTGGTATGGGCGAGAGAAACATGAGTATCGTGTTCTCTTCCGGGATACGCAATCTTGTTGAACGCAATTCGTCTTTTGACAGCGGCGTTCTCCGTGTAGCGTACACTGGGAAAAACCGCAATAACAGCTTCATCAGCAAGGAAACCTTTGAACGATGTATGCCGAGTATCTATAACTGTCCTATTGTGTGCAACTACGACAGGGAATCAGATACCATCGGGTCACATGATATGGAGCTTGTCTCTGACGATAATGGAATGCGGATTGTGAATATCACGCAGCCGGTAGGTGTGATTCCTGAAAGCGCAAAGTATTGGTGGGAGGAAATTGAAGATGACTCCGGCCTGCACGAATACCTCTGCGTGGATGCACTTATCTGGAAACGGCAGGAAGCATACCGCAAAATCAAAGATGACGGCATCACGGATGAGTCTATGGAGATTACCGTGAAAGAGGGCGGGATGGTCGATGGCGTATATGTTATCGACCGATTTGAGTTTACTGCCTTCTGCCTCTTGGGCACGGCAAAGCCGTGCTATGAATCAGCATCGCTGGAGATGTTCTCATGTGATGATTTCAAACAGCAGCTTGCAATGATGATGCGAGAATTCAAGGATTCGTTTACAACAGCACAACCCTCGCAAGAGGTTGGCATACACCCACAAAATTATTCGGAAGGAGGAGAAGAGGTATTGGAACAGAAAGTTGCACTGATGGCAGAATTCGGCCTGACTGCCGATATGCTTGACTTCAACATTGAGGAGTTTTCCGTGGAAGAGCTTCGGACTAAGTTTGAAGAGTTGAAACCCGCCACCGCTGCTCCCGCAGCAGAACCCGAGAAAGGTGCTGAAAACTTTGCCCTGGAGAGCCAGTTCCGTCAGGAGCTGTTTGGCGCTCTGGAGGCAGAGAAGGTCGAGACCTGCTGGGGCATGGATTCTCATTATTGGTTCTGGGACTATGACCGGGATGCGTCTGAAGTGTACGCAACCGATGTCACGGACTGGAATCTTTACGGTTTCCCCTACTCAATGGATGGTGACCATGTGGTCATTGATTTTGCCGGTAAGAAACGCATGAAGCTTGCACTTGTCCCGTTTGACGAGGGCGGACAGGCTGACCCCATCAGCGGTATGTTTGCAAAGGTTACTGAGAAGTACACCGCAAACGATACCCAGTGGGCGGAGAAGTACCAGACCGCCTCCGACACGATTTCGTCTATGGAGAACGAGCTTGGCACTTTGCGCCAGTTTAAGACAGACACCGAGAACGCCATTGCCAAGGGCGAGCGGGATGAAGTCTTCGCTCAGTTTGAAGACTTGGTCGGCGTCGAGGCATTTGAAAATCTGCGTGAACACTGCATGGACTATACAGCCGAGGACTTGGAGGAGAAATGCTACGCAATTCGTGGCAGAAGCGGCATGACCGCAAAGTTCTCTTATGAACCCAAAGCCCCCAAGCTGCCCATTCAGAGGGCAGAACCGACGCAGGAGCCTTATGGCGGTGCGTTCGCTGAGTATGGCTTTTCCAAGCCCAATCAGCACAATTAAATAAATTACAAGGAGGAGTCGATTATGGCTTATACAGTTATCCGTACCGATTTGATGAGCGGTACTAAACAGCCTGCTGACCTTGTTTCTCTGCGCTTTTATGATGCAAACGGCAAGCAGGCCGAGGTGGAAAATGGCGTCATCGTCAAGCTTCAGGGCTATGAAGACGGTGAGCGTGAGGTGATGAAGGCTGTTGCCGCTACTGCGGACGATGACCCGAACGAGTGCGCTATCGTTGCTGGCGTTGAGGTCATGTACGATGAGCGCAAGAAGAACCTTGACGAGTACATCAACGAGGCTGGCAAAGCTGTGCGTGGTTATATCCCCCGCAGCCGCAACATTTTTTCTGTGACCAAAGAGGGCTTTGTGGGCGGCACCGTTCCCACCAAGGGTGCGGAAGTCGGCATTGGCACCGGCGGTAAGATTGATGCTGCTGGCACCGGTCTTGGTGTCTGCGTTGATGTTGAGGTTGCCGGTCGTTATACCTATTACGCCATCAAGCTGGGCAAGACTGAGGCCGCTGCTGCCGCAGCTAACCCCGGTTCCGGCGACTGATTTGAGAGGAGGATTTAACTATGGCTGAAATGAAAGATATCGTCAAGATTGCTGTTGATGCCTATCACGGCAATGTTGAGCAGTATTCCGTCGGTCAGTCTATGGAGCTTTTGCAGAAAGCTCTGATTGAGGCTAATGGCGGCAGCACAACTTTGAACTATAAGAACATTCGTGACGGCAAGTGCAGCGGTCTGTTTACCCTGATTGAGGAAGTCCTCAGCCGCACCGTCGTGGAAGGCCTGCAGGGCGATGAGTACTTCAACGCTCTGGTTGACTTCCGCAATGTTGCCGAGGGTGATAAGAACCTCTTTGAGGTGGAGGACAGCAACCTGTTCATCGTGTCCGAGGCTGCAGACGGTACTCAGGGCATTCGTCGTCAGCGTCTTGGCGGCTACAGCGAAGTGTCTATTCCCACTTCCCTGAAGGTCGTGAAGATTTATGAGGAACTCAACCGCGTCCTCTCCGGTCGTGTTGACTTCAACCACTTCATCAACAAGGTGGCCGAGTCCTTCCGTCAGAAGCTGCTTAACGATGTGTATGCTCTGTGGAGCAACGCATCCGCGCAGGACTTTGGCGGCGTGACCTATTTCCCCGCTGCCGGTGCTTACGATGAGGATGAGCTGCTCGACCTGATTGCTCATGTCGAGGCTGCTGCCGGTGGCAAGGCTGCTACCATTATCGGCACCAAGAAGGCCATCCGCAACCTGGATGTCACTCCTATGGGTGACAAGGCTAAGGAAGACCTGTACAACATGGGTTATGCCGGTAAGTTCTATGGCACTCCTGTCGTGGTGGCACCCCAGCGTCATAAGGTCGGCTCCACCGACTTCGTGCTGGCAGACGATATGCTGACCATTATCGCCGGTGACGACAAGCCCATCAAGTGCGTGTACGAAGGCGACCCCATTGTTATCATGGGTGAGCCCACCGCTAACGGTGACCTGACTCAGGAGTACCTGTATGGTGAGAAGTACGGCATGGGTATCGTTCTTGCTGGCGGCAACGCCGGTATTGGTCGTTACGAAATCGCCTAACGGACAAACAGCAGACAAAAGCGGGGCTCCTTGTGAGCCCCGCATTATGTATGAAAGGGAGATGTTATGTCTAACGAAACAGTAAGCAAGCCCAGAACGCGCCGCAGTCCGGCAGAGGGCACAAGCACCGCCACAGAGCGGCCTGTTGCGGAAGTCTCTGAAACCACAAAAAAGCCTGTGGTGCCGAAGGAGATTGACCCCAATCAGATTATCACTGTTCGCAACGGCTTCCAGGGACGGCTTGTCTATAAGAGCAAGCGCACTGGCGAGCGCTGGAGCTGGGAGTCTTTCGGAGCAGAGCAGGATATGGAGTTGAGCGAACTGAAAAATGCAAGGAACTCCAACAAGAAATATTTCATCAACAACTGGTTCATGTTTGATGAAGACTGGGTTATCGACTATCTCGGCATGAGACAGTATTACAAGAACTCCTTGAACATTCAGGGTTTCGACCAGTTGTTCAAGAAGCCCGTTGGCGAGATTGAGGATATTATTTCCAAACTCTCGGAGGGGCAGCGGAAGTCTGTGGCGTATCGCGCCAAGCAGCTTATCGCAGAGGAGGAAATCGATTCAAACCGGGTGATTAACACATTGGAGAAATGTCTTGGTGTTGAGCTGGTGGAACGATAAAGGAGCGTGACGGCGGATGAGTGTTTCTTATGATGTGTTCACGGGTGCGTTCCTCTCTAAAGTATCAGAATTCGATTTCGTCAATATGCGTGTATTTGAGCGCAACTCTTTGATTGACGGTTACATGAAGCGAGCCATCGCAGCTTTCAGAAAAATCTGCAAGTACGACCTTTCGACTACCGGCGATGATGTCATTCGTGAGTTCGATATCGACATTGCCGACGGGGATTTGGATGAGCTGGCGGATATTATTTCCGAAGGTATGCTGGTACAGTGGATGAAACCTTTTACATACAGGCAGGAAAGTCTTGAAAGCGTTCTGAACACAAGAGACTTTACCACCTATTCCCCCGCCGAACTGCTGATGCGGATTGGAAATGCATACAAGGCAGCTCAAAAGGATTTTACGAATATGATGAGGGAGTATTCGTACAACCACGGGGATTTGACGGACTTGCATATATGATGATTCAGACCACGGTAGGCGTGCCGATGGACGCCACGATGCTGAACAACTATTTCCGCACCCTCGTAAATCTTTTCTTTAAGATTCTTCCTATTAAGGAAAGCGGAGAAAGTTCATTGGAAGTTTATATGAGAAGTCTCCAGGCGGAACTGCTTGGGTGTAAGGAGCTTATCGAAGCAATTCACGACGACCCGCTTCTTCTGTCATTGATTGCAATTTTGCAATACCTGATTGATACGCCCGAATGCGAAGTAAGCGTTGTAAAGCGAGAGGTGTTTCGCGCCATTTCGATTTGCAACAAGCTGAAAGCGAGGTATGCCGTACAGCAGGAGGTGTCATAATGAATCCCTGGAGTACTTATCAGGCCAGAATGGCAGTGAATGGCACAAATAAAAGGGACGCCGTAAAGCGTAGAGAGTGTGCCTTTTTGAACGCAAAGCTTCCTTCAAGTCTGTCCTACCACAAGCTGACTATCAATGGGCAGCCACGAGAGTTAGCAGTTATCAATTCGGACAATCTGAATATGAAAACGCTGTGTACAATGCCGGGAGAGGATTTGCCGCACGGCGGCCTTGTGTATTGGATGGACAACTATTGGCTTATCACAGAAAAGGATGCTAACAACGAACTGTACGCCAAAGGCACTATACAGCAGTGCAATTATCTGTTGCGTTGGGTAGCGGCTGATGGAACGATTGTTGAACGATGGTGTATCATCACCGATGGAACAAAATATCTGACCGGTGAATACGGAGACAACGAATACATTGTCGTTCGTGGTGACTCCAGAGTATCCTTGACGATTGCGAAGGATGAGTACTCCATTCAGTTGAACCGTGAAAGCCGGTTCTTGATTGACGACTACGATACTCATGACATTCTTGCCTATCGTCTGACAAAGCCATTTAAGCTCGGCGGGAGCTTCAATGGGAGCGGTGTCTTAAATTATGTTCTGACCGAATGCAATACCGAGGACACCGACAACTTTGAACTGCACATTGCCAACTATTACAAGTACTTCCCGAGAGACGGGCAGGACAGTACGCCTGATGAACCCGGCAAAGACGGCGGAGAAACACCGGGCGGTGACACCACCGGCGGAAAGAAGGTGTGGTTCTGATGCAGCTTGAAGAGTTTTACGACTATAAGAACCAGCTGATGGATGACCTGCTGACAAACGCAGAAATCATTCGTCTTCTGGACGACAACTACAAAGACAGCGACCAACCGGAGAGGTTTGTATATTCACAGGTATTCCCCTTTGAATATGTACCGGACACCATTGAGCATGGTCAGACCTTTATCTGCTGTGATGTGGATGTACAAAAGTCGCTGAACAAAACCTTTTTAATTCCTGTTCTGTATGTTTGGGTCTTTACCCATAAAAGCAAGATGAAGCTGCCAAAAGGTGGCGTCAGAGTGGACAGGCTGTGTTCTGAAATTGCCAAAGCGGTAAACGGTAGTAGATACTACGGGCTTGGCGAGATGGATTTATACGCAGTAAAAAGGTTCGCTCCGGTGACGGATTATCAGGGAAAGGTTATGACATTCCAGGCAAAGGATTTCAACCGGGTATCGCCCACAGGCAAACCCGTTCCATCCAACAGGAAGACCGGATAAATGCGTACAAGAAATATGCTTTATCGGCGTGAGTACGACATCAATGATGCTATTCACATCAAGATTCCAACGGTTGGAGAAATCCTGGAATGTGAAGACGGATACTACAGCATTGTAGCAATGCTGACGGCTATGCCGATTGATATGATGGTTCAGCTTGATGATATTGGAATCGACTTTACCACCATTGATGAATATGACCTTTTCCTTCTTTTGGTCGGCACCCTGAAGGAACAAGATGCCTCTCTTGTTTTTGCAGACCTTGATTTGAAGCGATTCCAGACTGCCGTAAACGAACAGAACGGAAACATTGTGTTGGTCGATGAAGGCTCAGGGGTAGTTATCGACCGGGCTATTCACGCACAGATTGCTGGTGCGCTCAGGAAAATTCACCATCTTGAGAAGGATAATCGTAAACCAGCCAACGGCGAAGCCAAAGAATACATGATTGAACGCGCACGCAAAAAAATGCGCAGACAGCGCAACCGAGAAAACGCTTCTCAACTTGAAGAGCTGATTATTGCGCTCGTCAACACGGAACAGTACCACTATGGATTTGAGGGGACACGAGAACTCTCAATCTATCAGTTCAATGAAAGCGTGCGGCAGATTATCAAGAAAATCGACTATGACAACAAGATGCACGGCATCTATGCTGGCACAGTCAGCGCAAAAGACCTAAGCCAAGACGATTGGAATTGGCTAACCCACAAATAGGAGGAATGTCTATATGAATATCAATGATATCACTATCACCAGCCTTGAGACCATCAATGCTTTTGATATCGTGACAGGCGCCTACAAGTTCACTCTGGATGAGTTGCAGAATGCGACCATTGCACAGACTCAGGAGAAGACCGACATTACCGGTAAGCAGGGGCGCAAGCTGAACTCTCTGAAGAAGAACAAGGCTGTTACCGTCAGCGGCACCAACGGTCTTGTGTCCGGTGGCCTGCTTGAGCTGCAGGTCGGCAGCGAGTTTGAAAACAAGAAGACCACTGTGAAGTGGACGGATTATCTCACTGTCGCCAGCAATGCGGCTGCTACACAGTATAAGGCTGTCGGTACGACCGGCAACGAGATTGAGTCTGTTTATGTTAAGAATGCTGACGGCACTCTTGGCAAGACGCTGACTCAGGGCACCGAAGTCGCTGAGGGCGTGTTCACCTACAATCCTACCAGCAAAGCACTTGCCTTTAACGAGGGTGAGATTGCCGATGGCACTGAAATTGTCGTGTTCTATATGCGTCAGATTCAGGCCGATGTTCTGGAGAACTTGAGCGACCACTACTCTGGCAAGTGTGCTCTGTACATTGACGCTTTCGCCGAGGATAAGTGCGCCAATGTGTTCCGTATCCAGTTCTATATCCCCAAGGCTGACTTCAACGGCGAGTTCAGCTTCGAGATGGGCGACAACCAGACTGTTCATGCGTTTGAGGCAGAGTCTCTGTCCGGTGCCTGCGGCACCAGCGGTGCTCTGTGGACTTATACTATCTTCGGTGCAAACGCTGAGGATGTTGCCTAAGAAAGTTGGTGACACAGATGGCTTCTGCGGTCAAGAAATGCCGGGTATGCGGTAAGGAATATGAAGCCTGCCGTAGTGCCAATCGAGCTGCAGGTGTCTTTCGCTGGCAGGAAGTAGCTTGCTCGCCTGAGTGCGGTGCAATCTATCTGCAAAAGATTAACGAATCTCGTGGGATTGTTAATCCGCAGAAGAAGACCAAGCGCAAGAAGTGTGCAGAGCCTGTCGTTGAACAGGTGGTCGTTGATGCTGAGCCTATCGGCGAGAAACCTGTGGAAGAGGAATAAGCAACCGGGAGGGTGGAGTAATCCGCCCTCCCTTTTTCTATTAGGAGAGATATGGCGAGAACAAAATTCAATGTTGACAAAGATAAGGACAAGCGGACATTCGCAGGAATCGTGTTCGACAGTCAGCTTGAGATGAAATACTTTCGTGATGTGCTTTGTCCCGGAGTGGAAAGCGGTGAGGTAGTTCGATTTGAACTACAGAAAAAATATGAACTGCAACCAAAGTTCACACACGATGGAAAGACGGTGCTGCCAATTACCTATGTGGCAGATTTCTACATAGAGTATGCCGACGGGCATACAGAGGTGGTTGATACCAAAGGCTGTCCAGACAGCGTTGCCAAAATCAAACGGAAGCTGTTTTGGCACACATATCCCGATGTGCGCTACCGCTGGATTACCTATGTAAAAAAATGGGGCGGCTGGCTGGACTATGAAACCGTACAGACTTTGCGCAAGGAGCAAAAGCGCAGCAAGAACAAAAAGGAGGACACTGACAATGGCTGATAAAGAGAAGAAGATTTCGATTGCATCTTTTGATAAAGTACTGAAGGAGCAGACCGTTCCCGATACGACAGAACACTGGTTTGGTAATGAGGTCGTTATCAAGCATACGATTTCGATTGCACAGATGCTGGCATTTGTGGACAATGTTGTGTCCAGCTGTTTTCATGATGAGGGGTATATGCCGGAGGTCAAAGACCTGCTGATTAAAAGCAACCTCTTGACCCGATATGCAAACTTCGCGCTCCCTGAAAATCTGGAGCATCGATACACGCTTATTTACAACACGGACGCCGTGGCGATGGTGAGCAAGCATATCAGTTCTACCCAGTTTGATGAAATCCTTCGGGCGATTGATGAGAAAATCGACTACATTTGCAACACCAATATCATGGCGATTGAGAAGCAGATGCAGCAGCTTGCGGCGTCCTTTGAGGATGTTTCCAAAAAGACTTCAGAGATGTTCGCCGGGGTAAACGGCAGCGATGTTGCGAAGTTGATTGGCGCTATTGATAAGGGCGGCGTAGATGAGCAGAAGCTTGTACAGGCCTTTCTTGAACAAAGAGAGGACTATAAGGAATGAGCTTGTCAAGCAAGCTGAATGCATGGATTAAGTCTCCGCAGGGACAAGCCCGTTTGCAGGAGAAGATGGCGGAATACACCAGAGACGGTGTAGAAAAGACTGCCGCCGGAGATTCTATCATTCCGGAAAAGCGTGGCTGGGAAGCTGCCGCAAAGTTCATACAGGTTCTTCAGATGACGGCTAAAAGCTATGACCTGCCTGAATCTGTGATGAAGCACATTGACGAGATGGACAGCGGAAGCATCATTCGTATTGGAGACGGCTTTGAGGTTCCGTTATATTTTGGCGGCGACCTGCATCGTGATTCTCTTGAGAACGATGCTACGAGTTATGGCGGAATCGACAATATTGTGGCTTTGTTTAACAACGGATACCACGCATCCAACTATGTATATGGTTGGTGGAATGGTCACTCGCCATCAGGAGAGGCTATTGGTCGTGCGCTGCATAATGAAGACTTTGCATGGGTGCGCAGCAAAAAAGAGCGTGAGGCTCTGAAGTTTATCCAGCAAGCAATCAGTGACTTCAATGGGAACTATGGTTCCGACTACAATGTAACTGCGGTCGCCGCAGAGATATATGAACAATAAATTTTGAAAGGCTTGGCTTTGTGCCAAGCCTTTTCTTCGTAAAGGACGGTGATGACGATGGCAATGGATGCAGATGTACGGTTACTAATCGGCGTGGCTCGCGGTGGTGCAGATGGTGACAGTGAAGCCCTGATTCGCAAAGAGCTTGCTGAAATCATGAAGAACATCAAGGCTACCGTGACAGTTGACACCAAAACATTTGGCGAGCAGCTGCGTAAGGAACTGGATGCCATTAGCAACAGCGGCAAATTCTATGTCAATTTGTCGAAGATTAAAATCGGTGCCGGTGCCATTACTGATTTCAGGAAACAGTTAAGCGCCGTCATTAACACAATCAACCTTGATAAGGGGACAAGCGTCACTCTTACCGCCGAAAACATCGGCGAAGTCAAGTCAAAACTGAAGGACGCAGGCGACGCAGCAGACGAAGCCGCCCGTAAGGTTGCAGCGTTCAAAGTACAGATGGAAGCGCTTGGGCACCAGAAGACTGTTGTACAGAGAAGTTTGAACGGTCTGGTTGACAGCGGTGTGGCTGAGAGCGAGAGCCAGCGTGTGGCATCGCTGGTGGAACAGTATCGCCTGTGGGCGATGAGCGTAGAAACGGTTCGTGCTTCCAAAGAGGCTACAAGCGATGAGTACAGGCTGAGTCTGGAGGCAGAAGGCGCGGCCATCCTGGAGAACATCAACCGGATTTACGCCGAGCGTCAGGCTGCGGAAGAAGCTGCTGCGGCAGAGGCTGCTGCGGCGAGGAGCGCAGAGGCCGCCAACAAAGAGAAGATGGCGACCATTAACGAGGTCATCAGCGCCTATAAGAAAGTCAGCACTTACATTGATAAGAATCCTCGCATTGACGGTACGGAGCTGGAACAGCTCACGCTAATGCGGGAGCAGCTGCTCGGTGTGTGGAACGACAGCAAAAATGCTGCTGATGGCATGACAAGCATGAGCAAGACAGACTTGCGAAAGCTGCTGTCTGACTTTGCTGCACTGGACACCTCTATTACGGAGTCCGGCAAGAAAGGTAATACGCTCGTTGGAATCATTTCATCCGCTTATAAGAAGTTCGGCGGATGGATGCTGGTGACGAGAAGCCTGATGGTCATGGTCAACAACTTCAAGCAGATGGTGACCAATGTACGGGCGCTGGATGCGGCCATGACCGAGTTGAAGAAAGTCACCGATGAGACCAGAGCGACCTATGCGCAGTTCTTCAACGAGGCAGCTGTGCGTGCCAAGAGTCTTGGCGCAACGCTGACCGATACGATTACAGCAACAGCGGACTTTGCAAGACTGGGCTATTCCATTAGCGAAGCGGCAGAGTTGGCAGATGCTGCGCTGGTCTACAAGAATGTTGGCGATGGCATCAATGATATTTCCGAGGCATCGGAAAGCGTCATCTCTACCATGAAAGCATTCGGTATCGAAGCTGCCAATGTGATGACCATTGTTGATAAATTCAACGAGGTTGGCAACCGGTTTGCCATTTCCTCTAAGGGCGTTGGTGACGCATTGGTGCGTTCTGCCTCTGCCCTTGCGGCTGCCGGCAACAGTCTGGATGAGAGCATCGCCCTTGTAACAGCGGCAAACAATGTTGTGCAAGACCCTGAAAAGGTCGGTACAACAATGAAGACCGTTTCCATGTATCTTCGTGCTGCAAAAACCGAGGCGGAAGAAGCCGGTGAAAGCACAGAGGGTATGGCGGAAAGTGTATCCAAGCTGAGAAAAGAAATCCTTGCGCTGACCAGCGGACGGGTCGATATCCAGCTGGATGAAGATACTTTCAAAAGCACTTATCAGATTTTGAAGGAACTCTCCGAAGTTTGGGGAGACCTTACTGATATTACCAAAGCCAACATCATGGAGATGATTGGCGGCAAGCGAAACAGCAATGTGGTGGCTTCGCTGCTAAACAACTTTGCAGATGCAGAGGCTGTTCTTGAAGTAGCTGCGGATTCTGCCGGTTCTGCCCTCAATGAAAATGAGAAGTATCTCGACTCTATCAACGGCAAAATTGCTCAGTTCCAGGCAGCCTTTGAAAAGCTCTCCGCATCTTTTGTAAGCTCTGGGCTTGTTAAAGGCGTCGTAGATGGCGGTACGGCTATCCTCGAAACGCTGACCGCAATTATCGATAAGCTGGGCTCATTCCCTGCTTTGATTTCCACAATCACCGGAGCTGTAACTGCGTATAGCGGTGCCAAAGGAAAGAACCTCGGAATCTTTGATGTCGTTGATGGGAAGATAGGCATTTCCGGTGGCATTACGGATTGGTCTGCGGCTAACAAAAATATTGCTGAGTACAACAAGGTGCTCGGCTCATCCATACAGACACAGCAGATATTTATCAAATATCTTGATGGCACCGACGATGCTCTGTCGGGGTATCTGAAGTCGTTGAACGGCGGCAAAGCTTCCATGTCCGGCTACAAGGCATACTGCAAACAGGCCGGTGTGGAGACGAAGGCGTTTGGAGCAAGTTCAAAAGCAGCGGCGATTGGCGTCACTGCGCTTAACACAGCCATCAATATGCTCATCTCGCTGGGAATTGGATTGGTGATTCAGGGAATCATCACAGGTATTACACATCTGATTAACGCCAGCGATGAAGCGATTGAAAAAGCGAATGAACTGACTAATGCGTTCAATGAGTTCCGCCAGACAAACTCCGATAACATCGACAAACTCCAGTCACTGAAGGAAGAGTTTGAGACACTGTCAGTTGGTGTTTCTCGTTACGGCGAAAATATTTCGTTGACTGCCGATGAGTATGACCGATATAAGCAAATCGTTCAGACGATTGTGGATATCTCTCCCGCTTTGTCAGAGGGGTATAGCATTGAAAACGGTTATCTTGCGGACAAGAACGAACTGATTGAGCGTGCCATTGAGCTGCAGGAGCAGCAGTATAAGAGCGAACTCCGGCAGATGACAACCACAGAAAAGCTTTCTGAGGTCATCGAGGGATATGCAGCATCTTATGACAAGCTGAAAAACGGCGACATTCTGACCACGGATACGGATTTGTCCAACAATATGTGGCAGATGTTCCGTGTCAATGACAGGGATGTGACACCTGAGTTTGTTGGAAACTCAGGAGACAATAAGAGCCGGTATCTGTCCGAGCAGATTATGAAGGCTCTGGGCGTAACCGATATTGGCGAGGAGCTGGAGAAATACACAAACGAGTACGGCTATTACCAGTGGGGCGACTTCTGGGATGACTATGCAGACCAGGTCTCTCACAATATCGGAAAGATTGCGGCCTCTATCGACTACACGGAAGTTGGCTTCGAGTCTCTCTCTGATTTTGAAGCTGCTGTTGAAAAGACAAAGAACGCTGCTGTTCGTTATGGTGAGGCACGAGATGGGCTTGAAAAAGCCAATCAGGATGTTGCTGACCAGCTGAAGCTTGTTGCGCAGAACAATGCCGCTTATGACGATTTAAGCACAGAGGCACAAAATATTGTTTCCAATTTCATCGACCGCTTTGGTGTTGATGATGTCACAAAGAAAAACTTCTGGGGAAAGATTGTCCCCGATGAAGACGCCATTACCGATATTAAGGTTCAGATAAACGACTTCATCGACAAGCTAACACCGGAAGTGCAGAATGCAATGTCCGGTCTGTTCGACCTGAAGGGGTTGTTCGATGCCGGTGACATCAATGTCGATGAATTCCAGGAAACTGTCAATGCGATTATCAGCGACCTTGAGGCGGCTGGGTTTGACGACGACACCATCAAATACCTCAAACTCTCACTGGAGACAGATACCGTTGAGCGGCAGCTTGCCGCTGTCAAAGAAGCTATTGGCGGCGTTGGCGGCAAGTACGATGCGCTGTTGGGCGAGATGTCTGCACAGGAGCTGGAAATCGCTTATAACATTATCTCCGAAGAAGGCTCCATGACCTTTGAGGAATTGCAGGAGAGAATCGAATGGCTGAAATATGCCAACGCCGATATGGTGAACACTCTCGATTTCTCCGATATGATATCCGGTCTGGATAGTGCGAAGGATGGCCTTGACAGCATTATCTCTGCGATGGACAGACTGAACTCCGGTACTGCCATGACAAAGCAGCAGCTTGCCAACCTTGCTCTGCAGTACCCCAAGCTTCTGGAGCAGGCAGACCTGTTTGTTGACGGGTCTATTGATGGTCAGAGACAGTTGCTGAACAGCGTTCTTGAGATGAACGAGGCAGAGTATGACGCGCAGTTGGATACCAAGATTGCTGAACTGAAAGCAACCGAGCAGGTCATCAATGACCAGCTCGCTCTGGAAACCGAAAAGGCTAACATTATTGCCGACATAAAGAACCTGAGCGTTAATGGTCAGGTTCAGCAGGAGGAAGCTCTTCTTCAAAAGATGAATGAGCTGAATGACCTGCAGGGCAGAAACTATGTGGCCGAGAAGAATGGCGAACTGACCGTAAACGAAGAAGCACTGAACAAAAAGCTGGGTGCAGAGGTTGAATATGGTCAGCAGGCAACGGAGAACATCTGGGAACCGTATGCCAATACCATTAAGAGCGCACATACGCAAGGCTTCTCCAAGTCGCTTGAAGCGACCAACAACTACGGTACCAGCCTGTTCAGCAAGATTCGCAATATTGCTTCCAGCGTCTGGGGCGCACTGAGTCAGGCTGTTAAGGACGCTACGACCGGTAACTGGCAGGGCATCTCTCACTATTTCCAGTCAGCAGTATCCGGTGCGGTAGGCGGCACTTCGATTGATGCCGGAGATGTTACCGTCACCTTCGACGGTGCAAATACCTATGTTGGCACAGATACACTGGATGACTGGGTTTCAAAGCAGGAGCAGGCGTCTGCACAGCGTATTGCTGCATTGGAGGATTTCAAACAGCGGACGGTCAACGCCTACAAAAACCTTGAGGCGTTGCGCGGGCTTGACCTGACGAGTATTTATGGTTCTGCCGGTAGTTCTTATGGTAGCAGAAGCGACAGCAGCAGTGGAGGCAGCTCTGATGGCGACAGTGATACCAAAGACAAGATTAAAACAGTCGAAGAATATATCGCTGACATCGATGCCTATTACGAAGCTGAGAAGCGGCTGCAGGCTGCACAGGAACGGGCAAACTCTCTGGCGAAAAAGCTGAAGTATGCAGAAGACCCGGCTGAGAAAATTAAGCTGTCCAGCGATTTGATTGATGCCTATAAAGAAGAGATGGCCGCCGAAAAAGATTTGATGGAGCTGAAAAAGAGCACCATCGCATCCAATGTCGGTGCTCTTCGGGCGCTTGGGTTTGAGGTCGAGTATAACAGCGAAACAAATGAGCTGTACATTAAGAACCTTGAACATCTGAATGAGCTTACGGCATCGTCTGCCGGAGAGTACGATACGCTGCAGGAAGCGACAAATGCCCTCCGTAAGGAAACGGAAGACCTGATAGATGTGACGGAACAGCTCAACGATGACAACATCGATGCTGCGGGCTCCATCGAGGATTTGGGTTATCAGGTTCAGGAGACGAAGAACAATATCATCGACTACATCGAGGAAGTCTATAAGAAACAGATAGATGCCTATCAAAAGATTATAGACCTGAGAAAAGAGATGATTGAGTCCGCTAAGGACGAGTTCGACTATGAAGCTGATATTGCCGACAAGGTCAAAGAGATAGCAGACCTGCAGGCCAGAATCGACCAGCTTGCTCTGGATGATAGCAGAAGCGCACAAGCAGAGCGAAACACCCTGATACAGGAGCTGGAAGAGAAGCAGAAAGACCTTGCAGATACCCAGAGAGACCACTCTGTTGAAGCACAGACTGACGCCCTGGACAAGATGGGCGAAGACTATGAAGCTGATAAGGAAGCGGAACTGGAACTGCTCAGGAGTACGGTCAATTCTTCCGAGGAGCTCTGGACGGCATTCTATCAGACGCTTCTTGGTCAGAGCGTATCTGTCGGTGCATCTATTGACGCAGAGATTTCTTCTGCCTGGATACGGGCTGCGGAGGCTGTAAGACAATACAGTGACGCAGTGAGCGGCGTAAGCGGCGTTGGCACCGTGGTAAGCAATGTTCCCAAATACCACGACGGCGGCGTTGTTGACGAAGCAAACCTCAGCAAGGATGAAGTTCTCGCTATTCTGCAAAAGGGCGAAGTTGTACTGAATGAAGCCAAGCAGAAGAGCCTGTATCGTATCATCGATTTCCAGGCAGAGCTGTCAAAGCGTCTTGGTGTGGTTATCGGTACGCTGCCGACAATCCCGGCTCCGGCGTCAGGCATCAAAGACACCATGAGCGGGTTGACCCAAGACATCATCGGCGGCGGCGCACAGAGCCTTGTGTTTGAACCGCACTTTGAGGTCAACATTACCCATAGCGGTGAAATGGCCGACACAGACGCAAAAGCCTATGGCGAACGGATTGCCGATGTGGCGATTGACAAACTTTACAGCGCATTTGAGCGGCGTGGCATCAACAGCACGCGAGGCTCAAGGCTGAAACCATAAGTAACCCAACGGGGAGGTACAGGTGACTGTACCTCCCCTACTTCAGAAAGGAGGTTTTCTCAAAGAATGGTAGTTGATTTCTCGAAGATAGACCTGCGAGAACCGCCAATGCTGATTCTTAAAAATACGACCGATGTACCGATTGGCGTGCTGGGCTATGCCATGAATATCACTGCTGACATTAAATATGATGAAGCCTCTGTGATTGAGTTTAATCTTCCGGCACAGGTGGATGGCGAACCTACCCCGTACTATGATGCGGTCATTGGTATGCGCATTGTTGAACTACAGAATATCGGTCAGTTTGTCCTTGTGAATCCCAAAGAAACCGGTGATGGCGTGAAGAAGACAAAGGCGTGCAAGGGTTATTCCCTTGAGTACGAATTTACTTTCAAAAAGCTTTCACTGGCAAACGCCACCTATAATTTCTGGAACCCTGTTACACCGGACAGCACGCTGCTCGGTATTATCCTTGAGCTGATGCCGTCGTGGAGCGTCGGGAGTATTGACAGCAACCTTGTCGGTAAGTATCGCACCTTTGAGGTTTCTGATGAGAACCTCTATAACTTTATCAAGGGGACGATACAGACTTCATATAACTGCATTTTTGACTTTGATACCTATAATCGGAGAGTCAATGTGAAGGATGCGTCTTCCACGGTACCGACCAATCCCATTTACATTTCCAACGCCAACCTTGCCAAAGAGATTACGGTCGAAGAAAATACGGAGAGCATCGTCACCCGGCTGGATGTCAACGGTGCCGACGGCGTAAACATTCGTGATGTAAACCCCAGCGGAACCAATCAAATCATCAATCTGGATTACTTCATGAATACCGACAACTTCGACCAGACATTGATTGACAAGTACTATGCGTGGAAAGAAAGCTATGCAAATTATCAGCTTCCTTACTACAACCTGTCTGTGGAATATGTTCTGCAAATCATGCGTAAAACCACGGAGCAGACAGCGCTGGTGGAGTTGGAGAGTGAACGGACTGTTCTGGAAAATGAGCAGGCAATTATCATTCAAAGCATCGCACGAGACCTTGTGCCGCAAAGCAAGCTGGATGATGTAAACGCCAGGCTTGCCGCAAAGCAAGCTGAAATCAATGCCAAGAACGAAGAAATTAAAGGCATTGAAGCGCAGGCAGCGTCCATATATAGCGAGCTGGTCACGATAAATAAGGCGGCCAATTTCAAATCCTACTTCACACAGGAAGAGTATTTGCAGCTCGACCGATACCTGAAGGATGATGCTGTATCGGAAAGCAGCTTTGTGGCGCAGACAACCGATTCTTATGCCGATGAGGATACAGGCAATCAGGTTGCAGACAAGCTGATTAGTATCAGCGACGCCAGTATTACTTATGTGACCAACACACGCAACAAGGAAATCTATGACATCAAGGGCGGCAAAATCAAAGCTGACTTCATTGATGCAGAGGTCATCAATGCAGCATTTGAAAAAGCGCCAAACAACAGTTTTGTGATGACGGCGTATCTCGGCGCAGGCGTAACGGGCGACCGCTCTTTCCCGAAAGGGTGTATCTCTTTGACGGGAACGGTGTCTTCCGTTGCGCACGATATGGCGGCAGACGCTGAAATCCCCGACCTGTTGGTCGGCTCGAAGCTGGATATCACGGTCAGTGAGGGGTATCTATATTTCACGCTGAACACCAGCGAGTATGAGAAGCGTGCTGTCGCATGGGACTTGTTTGAATACGGCAACGAGATTCTGACCAAGGTATCGCAGCCCTCCTATACATTCGGCGTGACAAGCGCAAACTTCTTATGCCTTGACGATTTCGTGAAGTTCAAGAATAAGCTGCGCCATGGCGAAAAGCTCTATGTCGGTATCAGTGAGGATGAAACGCTGGCACCTATTTGCGTGGGCGTAAAAGTAAGCTTTGATTCGCCTAACGACCTGACGCTGGAGTTCAGTGATACCTACACCTCTGGCGATAGTTCTTTCCTATTGGCTGATTTGTTGGAGCAAAGCGTCTCAATGGGCAAGAGTGTAGACCTGAACAAGTACAACTACTCTGCGTTTATGGACAGCGGCGCTTCTACAAAGGTCAAAGACTTTATGCAGACGGCACTGGATGTGTCCAAGAATGCCATCATGTCTTCTAAGGAGCAGGCTATCTCGTGGGGCGATTCCGGCATTCGGCTGCGCAAGTGGAGCGACGAAGCTCATACAGAGTATGAACCGAAGCAGGTGTGGCTGAACAACAACAGCATTCTGATGACCAGCAACAACTGGTCAACGGCAGAGCTGGCTATTGGTAACTTCTACGATGAGAACCTTGGGGATTGCTGGGGCATCGTTGCTCCCAATATTGTTGGTACTTTGCTCGCTGGCAGCAACCTTGTTATCGAGAGCGCAAAGCAGGATGGCGGTGTATCGGTGTTTAAGGTGGATGCTGAGGGGTGTGTGCTGCACAACAGCAACTTCAGTATTACCAACGAGAAGAGCAACTCGCATATTCTCTTAGACCCGATGCATGGTCTGATGATTGGTAAGTATCCGCTTATCAATAATAAGGGTGTCGTAGACGACGATAAGAAGCTTTTCTATGCGGATACTAACGGCAACCTGACACTGAAAGGCACCATCTACGCTACAGCCGGTTCTTTTAGTGGCGAAGTCACTGCGCTGAGTGGATACATCGGCCAGCCGTCACAGGGTTGGACTATTATCAGCGATGCAATTTACAACGGGAAGCCTTCGTTCTCCAGTACCACTTCCGGTATCTATATTGGAACGGACGGCATTTCTCTTGGAACGGCAAGCAACTATATCCGCGCCAACAAGAACGGCTACCTGCTTGCAAACAATGTGAGCATTTCTGGCAAGGTTGAGGCAACCAGCGGTATTATTGGCGGCTGCGAAATCTCCAATGGAACGCTGCAGGTCAGCAATGCAAACATCGTCAGTATCAATGCCAGCAAGATTACGGCGGGCACTATGTCAGCCGACAGAATCAGCGGCGGTACGATTGATGCGACTGATGTGACCATCAAGAATCTGAACGCCAGTAATATTACATCGGGCACCATCAACGGCAATATTATCAAGGTGACGAACCTGAGCGCAAGCAACATCACTTCTGGTACGCTGAATTGTACCAATGTTACCGTTACCAACCTTCGGGCAGATAGCATTACTGTTGGCAAGCTGACGGCAAGCCAAATATCGGGACTGCCTGCGAGCCAAATTACCTCTGGTCAGTTTAACACGCAGAGAATCCCGGAGCTTAATTGCAGCAAGATTACTTCCGGTACTTTTGACCCGGTGCGTATTCCGAACCTGTCTGCAGATAAGATTACAACGGGCACGCTTTCCGCAAACAGAATCAGAGGCGGCGCCTTATCTGGATGTTCCATCAGCATCGGAAGTTTTAGTGTCAATTCTTCCGGGCAAGTGTCATTGGGCTATGTAAGAGATATGTCCATTTATGGGTATTGCCGCACACGAGGCTGGGCTACATATACTGGTATCTCTGACTCAATTCCGTACATGAACAATACGATTGACCAGTGGCTATTGTATGTTGTCAAAGGCATTGTTGTTGGATATTCAAACAATTAAGGAGAGCGATTATGAAAGCAGCCGATTTAATTAAGGAAGTGCGCAGTAGCACACAGCTACTGTGGGATTCCCATATGCGTTATATCGAGTCTGGCGGAGAGGTGGGTATGCCTTGCTTTACGCCAGACATATTGAAGCAAAAGTTAGACCGTACTGACAGAGACATCATTGAACAGGGGTTGGCAAAAGGCGTTTATATTGAGGATGCTGAAGAATATCTTGCCAAACTTGGCTGATTTGTCTCAGTGTGTAAGAAAGGAAAAGAGTATGATTCAAGAAAAGATTAACAGAGCCTATGAGTCTCTGATGAAACTGAACAACTTCAAGCTGCCTGTTAAAAAGGCGTATGCGGTATATAAGCTGGTTCAGGCAGCTGACAGTGCCTATCAGTTTGCGCTCACGGAGGAGCGCAAGTATCTGGACGAGTTCCACGGAACGCTGAAGGAGGACGGGAATATCACATTCCTGACTCCCAGCGACTGCACCGCATTCAAAGCAAAGCTGGATGAGCTGTGCAATATGGAAGTGGACATTGCAATCGAGGTTGTTAAGCTGGACGAAAAAGACCTGGGTGAGCAAATGCTTTCGCCTGCGGACATTTTCAATTTGGAGGGCTTTGTTGACTTTACATAATCGCAAGGAGGTGGACTATGGCGTTTTGGGGAACCGAGTTCATTTTTGATGATATTCCCTGCTCCGAGTTCGGACTCATGGTTTACCACTTCGGTTCAAGCGGACAGGACGATGTGAATTTCCAGAACGGAGAAATCGTTGAGGATAGGATTCCGGGGAGATACGATGCGCTTACCTATGGGTTGGTGCAGAATCAGTCGTTGGAATATACGCTGGTTTTTGGAGCGAACATGGAGTCCCTTGATGCAAATGCAAATCTGGACAGGTTTGAAGTCGAGGCGATTGCCGCATGGCTCACCGGGCACAGTACAAGAAAATGGCTTGTGATTGTGCAGGACGATATGGAACCGTTTCGGTATAAGTGTACAATTTCAGAACTGAAGCTGATAACCTACGGCGATTTGCCGTGGGCTTTTTCGTGCAAGGTAAGCTGCGATTCTCCGTTCGCCTATACCCTACCGGACGAGTACACCTATGCGGTCAGCGGTCAGTCACAGGTTCGTCTTTTTAACCGGAGCAGCTACAATGGCTTTTACAGGCCGAAGCTGGAGATAACCATGTATGGCGGAGACAACATCTCCATCCAGAATCTTTCGGACAACAACCGAACATTTCAATTCAAAGGGCTGCCGGGAGGCCGCTCTTTGACCATATATGTAGACAACAAAAATCAGGTCATCACAAACAGCTTGGATTTGAACCTATATCCATACTTCAACATGAAGTTCATGCGGCTCGTCAAAGGCGATAACTTGTTGAAGATAACCGGAAATGCCGAGGTGAAATTCATTTGTGAGTTCCCTGTGAACATTGGAGGGTAATGATGATTAACAATGTTTACAGTTTGCCGGAGCTTGACTTTGTCGGCGGCTCTTCTGAGGACTTGGTGTTTCATGTGTATTATGGTAAGACCAACCCGAAGCCGTTTGGATTGACGGGCTGTACGGCAAACTTTTCTATTGTCAACTTCGTGAACAAGAACGGTGCGCCTGTGGTTTCAAAAACTATGACTGTCCGTATGGACGAGGCGGAGACCTTTTACAATATCCTGTTCGTATCACTTGAACCGGATGACACCGTTGATTTGTTCGGAAAGTTTGTGTACCAAATCACGATTAAGGATATTGACAACAATGTAGATATCCCCCAGCAGGGCGTTATCTACATCCATAACAATATCAACAAGGACTTTGCACGAAAATAATCTTTGTTCTTAATCAGAAAATAGGAGGATAACCAGTTATGAATACAACTTACTTCTTAAACCTGGCAGCGGGCAATCTTTTCGGAACCAAAACGACCCCTGAGATTCCCAGCAGCTACTATATTGGTCTGAGCACTTCTGCGCCTAATGTCAACGGCACAAATGTGAATGAGCCGTCTACCTCTGCCGGTTACGCCAGAGTGCAGCTGACTACGCTGAGCGAACCTGCATCTGGTGTTGTGACCAACACGCAGGCAATCAACTTCAACGAAAGTACTGCAGGCTGGGGTACTATCACTCATTTCGTAATCTACGATTCCGACACTGTCGGCAGCGGCAACCTTCTGATGTATGGCGTGTTGTCTACGCCCAGAAGCGTTGAGGCGGCGACCATTATGACCATTAAGGAAGGGTATTTGAGCCTGTCTGCCCAGAATCCTGCGTAACAAGGAGCTGATGCAATATGGCAAAGGAGTTTGATATTTATCTGAAAAGGCGCATCACAGAATGTGACCTTATCGTCTACTCCCTTCCATATCGTGACGGTCTCACAGCAACCAACCGTATCATTCTGGAAAGCTGCCTTGAAAGCTATACCTTACAAAAGTTTGTAGCAATGCAGCTCGGCTCTGAGTTGGTCTCACACATCGACAAGATGATTAAAACCTGCTATGAGAGACTGAACTGGGGCACGGCAATCGATGTCAGCGCAGCGTTTCAAACGCATTACACTATGAACCCGGAATCCAGCGTTGTGGAACTGGCCGTTGAGGACATTCCTGCTTTGGAAACGATGTTTGCAGAAGCGGAAAGCCGCATGGCTTTGAATGCGGCTCCGCTTCTTGCGAATATTGCCAAGTCTCTTGGCTATGGACAGACCGCCATTGCGTTTGACGGCGGTGTTCGTGACACTTTGAAATGGGGACTGATGTCCCCAAGAGACCGTGTCATATTGGATGCGGCTGTATCTGGAACGCAGGCAGTTGATTACCTCAAGGTGGATGCGCCGGTGGTGCTGGGAGCAGAAATGGTGAACCTTTGCTACCGTATAACGAGCGCAGCCAGTACGGCTATAGAAATTGCCGCCCTTGTTCTTGGCACAGAACTGCACTTCTCCTTTGGCCGAGCGTATGGTGGTATGGCCTTTGGCGCAAAAGTTTCCGGTGAGCATATGCAGAAATACGAAATCGTAGAAAACAATCTTCGTATTCTGGCGGATGTTACAGAGTCCATCAGGCAGTTTGTTGGCACAGAAGGAAGTACGGTTGACCTTACCGTGAATGCAAGCACTATTCTGAAGCGTCATAGGCTGCTTGCTGAAATGGATGCAGACGAGCTTTCAGAGTATGACGACATGACGCTGGACGAAGTTGACTTCGTCATTCTATAGCAATGGAGGTGATATGAGTGATTTATATCAAGCTGGACGAGAGTATGAATCTCGTTATGACAGTGAATGAGCCGATTTACCGGGGTGACAATCTGAATCAGAAAATCACCTATCTGATTCCACTGCGGGTTGGTGAAGTGGATATGCTGACTGCTACTCCGTATCTGAGCTACATTCGTGCAGACGGCGTGGCTGATATTGTTCGGCTGGAGCGAACGGAGGAAAAATATAAAGAGGCCTATTACCAGTATGTCTTTCCTGTGTCCTGCCGGTTGAGCAAGTATCCGGGCGAGGTATGTACATGGCTGCAGATTTTTTCTGGAACTCCCTCTAACCCGACAATCGCCAAGAGCGGTGAATGCCTGCTGTATGTGGAGGAGTCCAAGAACATGGACGATTATATCTGCGACCATCAGCTTTCTGCTATCTACGCCTTGCAGAAACAGACGGAAACGACAGAAAGCGGCGTGGAGACCATCCGTGTGGAAATGGAGAAAAAGGGCGACAACCTTGTTTACGATTCCGAAAAGAAGGTCTTACAGATGTCTTCTAACGGCAAGCCGGTCGGCGACCCAATCGATATGAGCGAGATGGTCAATGATGACGAGACAATTCATTTCGGAGAGGAAGACAGCGACCCGTCGGCAGATGCCGATGCGGTCATTTATTTTGGCTAATGGGAGGTGAGATGAGATGGGTGTGAGAGTTGCATACGGCAAGCGGTCAAAGATTACTGATGCGATTGCTGCGGGCGTAATACCAAAGGATAGTTTGATTATCACAAACGATGCAGAGGAATCTGAACTGTATTTCTATGACGCTGCCGGAAAGATGAAACGCATCTCAGAGCGTAAACAGTTCGAGACCATTAGCGAGGCGCAGGCATGGGTAAAGACTTACGACTGCGTGGGACATATCATTTCTGTGCATAACGGCTCTGACTGGGTTCCCTATATCGTTACGAGCGACGGTGCTTTGACCCCCGTGGATTCCGGCAGCGGAAGCATTGAGGAAATCAAAATCATCGACGGTGGAACGGCACAGGGTACTGAATAAGACCATTCTGCAAAATAATTTGAAGGAGGATAGTTATGCCTAACAAAACAATGAAGACCAAGATTCAGGTTCGGCGTGACACCACGGCGAATTGGCTGACCAACAAAGATGTTGTGCCTGCCGCAGGCGAGCCCTGTTTCGACCTGGAACTGGGCACGCTCAAGATTGGCGACGGTGTTACCAGCTATGAGAATCTGAAGGAAATCAGCGGTGGACAGGCCGCACATTATGAGGGCGTAAAGGCCGACGGCGAGAGCGATACCGATGTTATTAGTCGTGTGTTGACAGCCGCTGGCGCCGAGGCACAGAAGGACGATATCTTTGTCGTCAAGGCGCTGATTGCCGGTGGTAAGTATTCCTATACTGCCTATGTCTATGATGGCAGTGTGTGGGCTGCTATGGACGGCAATTATAGCGCAGAGAATGTGTACTTCGCCGATGACCTGACCTATACCGCAGCTATCGGTGTTCTGACCGTTCCCAGTTCCGGCTCTGGCACGATTGCCGCTTCCGGCAAGAATGTCAAGGATGTGCTGGCTTCTATTCTGGCGAAGGAAAAGAATCCTACCGCTACCCAGCCTGCCGTGACAATTACCTGTAAGCAGATTGCTGCGTATGAGGTCGGTTCCAAAGTTACTCCTGCATACACTGCTTCTCTGAGTGCAGGCAGCTATACCTACGGCCCCGCAACCGGCATCACTGCTACCGCGTGGAGCGTGACGGATGGCACTGCCACCAAGGATACTGCATCCGGTTCTTTCGATGAGCTGACGGTTGGCGATGCTACCAGCTATGCGATTACCGCTACGGCAACTCACGGTGAAGGCACTGTCCCTGTGACGAACCTCGGTAATGAGTATGCAGCCGGTAAGATTGCCGCCGGTAACAAGAGCAAGGCAACGGGCAAAATCACCGGTTATCGCAACAGCTTCTACGGTACGCTGGAGGCAAAGGACGGTGAGGTGAACTCTGCGCTGGTTCGCGGTCTGAGCGGCAAGAGCGGCAAGGCTCTGGCGGCTGGCAACAGCTTTAATCTTGCGATTCCTGTTGGCGCAATCCGCGTTGTGTTTGCTTATCCCGCCACGCTGCGTGATGTCAGCTCTGTGCAGGATGTGAACGGTATGAATGCCGAAGTTAAGACCGCCTTCACCAAGAGCGTTGTCTCTGTTGAGGGTGCGAATGGCTATCAGGCGATTGACTACAAGGTGTATGTGATGGACATGGCAAACGCCAATGATACCGCCAACACCTACAAGGTCACAATTTAACATGGAGGTGACGCATAATGGCTGATTTCGGTAAACTGAATTTTGCGGTTTCATTTAATCCGCAGACTGCGTTCCCTCTGGACGCACGGTATTACTTCTCTACCCTGAGTGCTGCTCAGGCTGCCGCCGCTGCCGCTGTTGAAGTCGGCAGTTCGGACGGCGTTTATTTTTATGGTGAGAATGTCTGCGTTGTGACAGACTCCGCCGCAGACCTGTATATCATCCAGCCGGATAAGACGCTGAAGGCCGTTGGCTCCGCCGTTCTCGGCGATGGCAAATCCATCGAAATTGTTGATGGCAAGGTCACGCTGAAGGGTTTCAACTCTGCTACAGCCGGTCAGCAGCCCCGCATCAATGCGGCGGGCACTGCGCTGGAATGGTACACGCCTGACACCAGCACCGTTTCCGGGCTGGCTGACACGGTCGCAGGCCATACGCAGGATATTCAGAACCTCCAGACCGGTAAGGCCGACAAGGCCACCACGCTGGAAGGTTACGGCATCACGGATGCTATGACCGCCACCGCAATTGCGGAGGCAATCCAGACGGCCATTGCCGCTACCGGCCACGCCAGTTTCAAGAAGGTCAGTGCGGTTCCCACAGCGGCTGAAGCGCAGGATAATGTTCTCTATCTTGTGATGAACGCTGACACCGGCTTCTATGACATCTATGCCAAAGTGGAAAATGAAGTCGTCCGTCTGGACGATGTGAGCGTCAATCTTGATGACTACTCCACCACCGAGCAGATGAACGAGGCGATTGCTACTGCCATTGCCAACAAGGTTGACAAGGTGGATGGCAAGGGTCTTTCCACTGAGGACTTCACGACTGCGCTGAAAGAGAAGCTGGTTGCGCTCCCCAATGATGCAGAAGCGAATTTCGTCAAGAGTGTTTCTGACGAGTTTGCCGTTTCTCAGGAGGGCAAGCTTACTCTCGAAGCCATTGCGCAGAGCAAGGTCACTGGTCTGCCGGATGCACTGGCGGGCAAGGTCGATAAGGTCGAGGGCAAGGGGCTGAGCGAGCTGAAGAAGAAGCAGTACCTCGACATGCACCAGTGGATGCCGGGCGACATTCTGCTCAAGGCCGACAAGATGACGATGGCCCACTCCCTGGAGCTGCGCGTGCCGCTGCTCGACAAGGAGCTGATGGCCGTGGCCGAACAGGTGCCGACCAAGTACCTGATCACCGACGAGAACACCAAATACGCGTTCCGCCAGGCCGCGGGCAAGCATCTGCCCAAGGAATGGTACGACCGCGAGAAGCTCGGATTCCCCGTGCCGATCAGGAAGTGGCTCCGCGAGGAGAAGTTCTACAAGTACGTGCGCTCCGTGTTCGAACGCGATTACGTGAGCCGCTTCTTCGACCAGGACGC